TAACGTAAAAATTCAAAATCTAAATTGAGTGTACCACTTTGATTTTGAACATCAGGTATTAATTTGGAGACAAAAGAGAAATCATCACCTTGTCCTATTTGAACAGCACCTGATTTTAAGTAAGCATCCATTGCTTGTCCGTCTGCGTCATTACCTTGTTCGTGTAAATAAATTTGTGTAGCACCAGCAGTTAAGCCTAAAATTGTTTCATTGTTTGCAGTAGTTCCAGATAAGTATTGTGTGCCAATAGGATTGTCATAAGTTTCTCGATCAATCCAAGAGGTACGAGCTAAAGTTCCTGTCCACCAAGTCCCTTCTTGGTAATTATAAGCAACAATTGCATTGATTTGATCCGAACCTGTTCTAGCGTAAAACCAAAGAATTTCATTAAATTCACCATTGTGTCCTGCAAATGCATTCTCGGAGGCTGTTTGATTGATATTGTTAAAGACAAATTGTTCCACGGTACATGGTAATTTTTTCACCGAACCATCAAACAAATAGAAAGAATCTTGTGACATCCAAAAGCTATTACCATTTAAATCAATACCTGCATGCTGACCAATAATTCCACAATTCTGACCAAGTTGTCTTAGACCAAAAGTAAAAGGTGGACCAATAAATTGTAAAGAGTGAAGAGAAGTATCTGTCCATACTAATGTTTGACCTCTCGAGCGTTCAGCAGCAATGATCCGTGATCCGTCGGCAATCCTTAGTGAACCTGCTGTATTTTCTGCGGTGGGAGTATAATTGTTTATATCTTCTTGATCCGAGAATCGAAGTAATAAATCATCTTGGGTACCACTCGTATTTTCGGTACCAAATAAAATTAAATGTCTGTCTGGTGAGGAAACTAAACTGAGTCGTGAAGTTGTTGGGGCATTCGCTACCGCAGTTGCTCTTGTCGCTACGCCAACAGAAGTATCCCAAATATAAGTACCACCATTTAAAACTGTTGCAATCAAGTCCTCTCCATAATTGTCCAGTGACCACTGACGAGCAGATAAAGTAACATTCGAAGAAGAGGAAGGTTCTCCCCAACCTCCTAAACCATAACCATCGGTTCCCCAACCATAAGCAGGAGTTGAGAAAGCTGGGCCAGGGTTAATTTGATATTCTGCATTGCCTGAACCACCACCGCCTGCGGTTGAACCTGTTGCAGTCGATGTATGAGTCACTGTATAAGCCGAAGTATTAACAACGGAAGTTACTTCAAACTCTTGATTCATATCAAGTCCGTCAATCGTGGAGAAAGAATCAAAAGTAACAAAGCTACCTTGTTCACAGCCATGACCTGCATCGGTGACTAAAACAGTGGCTGTACCATTCGTGGTAAAAGGATCGGTTAAAGCTTCCGTATCTCGAATAGGAGTGATGTCAGAAATAACTCCTTCTTCGTATACGTATAATTTTCGATCAGTGCCAAAGGCATCATATCTTGTACCATCTAAAGCAATCCAAGCATGTTGATCTCGTACCACACCGACAATCGTGGTTTCAACAAACTTGTCCCAACCTTTGATTTTTTGGGGAAGGCCATTAAAAAAGCGTACATTATCCGAGTCTACCCATTGTCCTTGACCCGTATAATCGGTAACTTCTTTATTAATGCCTGGTTTTATCGTAAAATTAGTAAGTGGCATGAAGCCAATATACTACTTATTTTTTCTGAAATAAAGAACCAACATGACCTTTAAAAGCTCTATTTCCAAAGTGAGTCAAAGGCATGGCTATATCTGCCCATATCTCTCCACCACACTCTAGCCATAATCGAGAGAAATAATAATCTTCGGAGAGATATCTTTTCTTCCCTGGACTTGTTTCGTAGATACCCGCACAGAATAAGTCATAACAATTATCAGATTTAAAAGACTTGCCATTAATAATTTGATCAGATTCATATTTACGTTCAGGGAACTTTTTCATCATGGTACGAAAGACTTCTCTTTTAACGAGCATCATCCCTGTCGCTGCTTCCTGTACCCTACAAAAACCATTTTCCATTTTAACATTCATGGGATCATCAAAATTAAGATTATATCCTAGAGATTTAACTTCTAATTCTTCAGGAGTCGCATTAGGATTATCTTTTAATATTTTAGGTATTTTTTCAAAATGAACATGTTTTCTTGGGTAAATACCACAAACCACATCTTTATCAAAACAAAGCATGCGTTGTATATTTTCAGCTTGAAAGCCAATATCGGAATCAATAAACAACAAGTGCGTGGCTACATAATCGGTGGCATCCATCATCATAGAAACAACGGTGTTACGAGCACGAGTAATTAAACTTTCATTACCCATGGATTGCATACGCATTCCTACCTCTTTGGCCATGGACCATTGTTGTAATTGTAATAATCCGTGCATGGTATTCTCGGTGAGCATTCCTCCATACATAGGCATTCCTAAAAATATTTTAAAATTTTTATCTTTTAGTTCTTCTGGTTTGATCATTTATATCTCCTTCTCAAAGAAACTTATAATTTCTTGGGGTATTTTATTACTAATATATTGTATTTGTTTAGGGGTCAATTTGGTTGTTTTATTTTCAAGATATTTCTTTTTTCTTTCATCAAAATCTTTATCTGTTAAACCAACACGATAATCGACTGCATTGTTAAATAATGTCCATTGAGGGGACTTTTTTTGTAACTGAAGTTTTGATTCAATGTTTGATAAAACTTCAATAGCTCCGGGTTGAGCACACATCTTTCTTTGATTCATGATAATATAATTTGATCGATGAATAAATTTCATCCACTCTCTGTGAAATTCAATCCATTTTTCAATAGCCATTGGAATACTAAATTTATATAAAGCATTTTCCCACAAAAGTTCTTCATCATGATAATCAGGATATTTAGCTAAACCCCAACGATTGATAAAATCTACATCATTCCTAATAATGCTTTCCACCCACATTAAAGGTGTTTTATAGCAAAATACTAAAGGAGTGCTGTGACTTAAATTTGCAGTAGCTTGTTCTGCATCTGGAGAATGTTTCCAAGACCAATGACCAAAGTCATTAATATTTCCCCATTTACTATGAAAGTTTTTTAGAATTAATTCTTTTGCAAAGTTAGTGCAGGTTCTTTGAATACCAAATGTGTAAAATATCATTAAAGTTTCAAGCCTATTGTCTCTCTTTGATCAAATTTAAATTCTTTGTAAGGTCCTTCTTGATCTACATAATGTAAAAAAACAGTGATGAAATGGTCGTGAGTACACATTTCCCTCCAATGAATTTTATCCATTCCTTTAAATATTACAGCATTATTAGGAATCATGGGAAATTTATAGTCTATTCTATATCTTTTGTATTCACCCTCCTTGTTATAATATTTATAATCTGATTTTTCATCTTCTTCTCCAACAAATATTTCATAAGGTTTATCTACGGGATCTGCACCTAGACATAAGGCCACCGTGTATTCACACGACTGCCTATCTGTGTGTATTTTTAAATCCGAACCTTTATCATAAATTCTAAAAAAAGAATAGGTAGGCCACAATTTTTTACCAACATTTTGCTCAACTACAGGAGTGCTCATATCCATCAAAGTTTCCATTAAATAATCGCTATGCTCAAATACTAAAGAACTTGTTTGAGAATCAATTTTAAATTTATTTTGATTTATAGATTTAAAAATTGAGTAAGAATAACTTAGATTAAGAATATCTTTTGGTAAAAATTCTTTTATAAAAATTGGTTTCATTATATTACCCATCCTATTAAAGCGTATCGTGTGCCTTTAGTTACTTTATTTACTTGATGAGGAAACATAAAATTAGAAGGAAAAATAACTGCATCTCCTACATTTTGTGGTACGTTATAGTGTCCTGACGGAAGGTCAAAAACAAACTCTCCTCCTTCATACTCATTATTTAAACAAATAGAAATAGATAAATGTCTTTCTGAACATTTGTAACCAAAGTCTTTATGAAAATTATAACCTGCTTTATGTTCATTAGCATCATATCTAAGAATGTCTAATTGAGATATTTTATCAATATGTATGTTGTGTTTATTTTTGTAGTGATCTACACAATGAAATATTTTTTCTTTCACTGCGTTTAAACAAATTTTTTGCCCGAAAGATTTAGTGTCAAACAAAGATCGAGTTAAACAATTTCTAATATTTTTATTTACACTATTTCCAACAGTTGCAGCATCATCATAGTTATTATCAAAATATAAAATAATTTTTTTACAGAGTTCTTGAGGAATTATTTTTTTTATCTCTAAAATATATTCTTTCATTTAATTATACACAGAAAACTTAGTAAGTAATACTGTGTGCAGTCAGATAATTTGCTCTGGCTGTGTCAGCTACACTTGTAGCTTGTGTGTTGTTAGCAACAAAAATATCAACATCAGGATCTGGATTAGGATTAGAGGCAGACCAAGTCGCTTGTTGTTCTGCAACATTTGCATCGTAGCTAGTTTTCCAAACATCTTGAGCTTCACATCTAATAACTACATTAGTTGCCCACTGAGGAAGAGAGGATAAAGATTCATTTTCTCTATTATCTGTGTATTCTAACTCACCTGTATTTGTAGTAGCGTTCCACTGTAATGCATGAACATTAGCATCAATTTCAGTATGGGAGCGAATGTTAAAGTAAGACTTATTATCAATCATGACATCTGATTCTGTATTGCCTGTGCCAAATCTTGGACCATCATTTTGATTGTTTGGATTTAAATCAGCATCAAAAATTATGGTTATTCTTTGATTTGCAGTTGTATTATTTACTGTCGTTGCCATCTTTTTTTCCTTTCTTAACTTTTATCTTATTGTTACTCAATTGTCTAATAGTTTTATTTTCAAGTTTTTCATCTTTAGTTTCTATAGCTTTTTGATGATTGCCTATCATTTCAAATATAGTAGCCGCATTCATTGCTAAATTTTTAGCTGAATCGTTCTCTTGCAACAACTTATTCATAGCATTTTGTGACTTTACCATTTCATTTCTAAAAGATTCTGTGGCTGCTTGTACCCCTACTGTTTGTCTTCCATTTTCCACTAAAAGTAAAGGAATCCAAGCAATAGAACATCCCCATTCTTGGACATTAGCTCCCGATTGTGGGTGAGTTCCTTGAAGCATATTATACCAAATACATTGATGTTTTATACACTTCTTATTAAGTAAAGGACATTTACCATCTGGGTCAAATATTGGCATTAATAATAACTCCCATTTTTTTTGTTAATTACTTCAAAGTTTCCTGACAAAGAGATTCTTTCAACATTACTTTTATACGGATAAACAGAATGTCTTAGACTAGATGAAAAAACTAACATCATATTTTCTTCTGGAAAAACTGATTTATTACTAACTGCCCATGTTAAATTTTCACCAAATTGTAGCAAAATATTACCTGGCCCTTCAGATCGACCAACATATCTTTCATTTTCTTCTTTTAATTCTTTAGGCACTTTTAAGTATAAGACGAAAGATAAATCTCCGGAGTGAATGTGTGGGGGATTAAAATCACCAGGACCCATTATATTAATCCACAGCGAATTTAATTTATATTGAGGTATATCTTGAATATTATCTTCTTGTTCAAATATTAAATTTTGAGAAAACCTATAATCACTTAAAATTTCTGTCATGTTTCTTGAAAAATAATTAATATCCTCCTCTGTATATCTATATTGACCAAATTGATCTTTCTGTTCAATAATTCCTGCTAATTCTTCTTGATGTGAAATTTTTGTGCTTAAACCTCTATTTAACATTTCTTTGCAAAATTCATTATTTAATTTATATCGTTTTACCATTGGTCCAAAATGATAAATTTTAATATTACTTTTATCTAGTACACTCATTTAATCAAAGACTCCTACCGAAACAACAATTCTTGGTTCTAAAGGAATGGCTGCATGAACAACACTTTTTGGTACTAATAAAAAATCACCAGGATTTAACAAAAAAGAAGTGTGTGATCTTTCCTCATAAATATTATATATAACGGAACCAAACACATTAAATAAAAACACTGATTCTTTATCAGCGTGATTAATTGATATACCCGACTTAGTCAAAGATGAAAATATGCAAGCATCAATAGTTTGAAATCCTTTATTTTCTAATAATGAAGAAACTAAGTTACAAAATTCTTTTCCTTCACTAAAGGTATTAAACTTTTCAAGTTTAACTTTACCATGATCTAAACATAACATGTGGTGCTCTAGTCTATCGAGGAAAAAAACTAATTTATTAAAATTTAATTCTTCAGATAATTTAAAAAAACTTTTTATATGTGTTACTTTAGTTTTGTCTAAAGTAATATTTTCATATTCTTTTTGAAGAGATAAAAACACCTAGTCTTTATTAGCAACAATAACATTTGCATACTGAACATCAGCAGCTGGAATAGTTACATCAGTTGATGCACTTCCTAACGAACCAGAAAATGGGTGTGCGTGTGAACCACCACCCCCTGTGTTTGTTGCGTTCATTACAGGTGGAACTGGGCCTGGATCACTATTAGCACGATAATGAATAAAATTAGGACCTGTTGAGCCACCACCGACCCAGGGTCTTATATCGTGAGTATGAGAAGATATTTCTGGTGTGGATAAAGTATGTCCTCCCACTGTACCAGTTACAGAACCTGTAGTAGGTTGTGCGGGTGCTGATTTATCAGTTGTTGCTAGAAATGATGAAAAGTAAGATGTTGAACCGCCTGTGCCTCCACCTGTTCCTGTTACGATTGACATCGCAGTATTAGCTAGAGCCGCACCTGTTTGTTTTGTCCAACCTGTGGGAGCAGAAGCTTGATTAAATATCATAGATGTATTAGCTTCAAAAGGATCAACATTATCTAAACCAGAGCCATCTCCAACATAGGATGTTGCATTAACTGTTCCTACAACATTTACATTATTTTTTACAGAAAGATTTCCTAAAGAATTTGCAAAAAGATCAACAACAGTATCGCCTGTGCAATATTGAACAGTGTGAGCACCTTGTACAATTTCAACTCCATTAGCAGCATGTCCAGTGGGTGCTACGGTTAAACTGAAAGCACCAGAGGTATTATTAAAAAAAATATAGTTATTTTCTACAGCAGGAATAAATACATAAATATTTCCTGTAAGAGTTCCTGTAAATTCAATTACTTTATTAGAGGCTTCAGCAGTTGGATCAGCGTTATTAGATGTTAAAGTGACGTTTGCTGAACCTGCAACAGATTTAGATAAAAATCCTGCTGTAAAAGCATCAACTGTTTGTAAATTTGTATTGGTATTATTCCCCCATGTATTGGCGTTAGCCCCTGTTTCCATGAGTTCGAGTTTGAGTCTATCTGAATATGTACTTGCCATGTTTTAAGCCTCTTTAAAATATATCTTTTTTAACACACAAAACAACTATTTTGTGTATATCTGATCCCCTATAACTAATACATCTGCTTGCGAGTTGTCAAACATAAAAATAGCTTGTTTTTTTGTCCCTACAATAGGTTTCCCTGGTATATTAAGAGAGGTATTAATTAGCACGGGATATCCTGATATCTTTTCAAATTCTTTTAATAATCTTAAAAAGGTTGGATTTTTCTTATTATCTACAGTTTGAATTCTACATGTCCCATCGGCATGAGTTATATTTTTAAATTTTACAGGATCTTTTACTTTTGCTTGATATAACATCCAAGGACTTTCATAATCTAAATCAAAGTAATTTTTATAAGAGTCAATAGGAACACTAGCTCCATAGGGGCGAAACCATATTCTCTTTTTTACCTTATCATTAATAATTTGTTTTGCATTGAGTGTGCAAGGATTCATTAAAATTGATCTAAATCCCAAGGCTCTCGGACCTACTTCCCCCCATCCTTGCCCCCACATTATTAATTTTCCATCACACAAAAGTTTAGCAATTTTTTTTATTGTTTCTAAACTAGCATACCCAAAATTTTCATCATATTGATAAAGATTGTTGATGTTTAAACTAGCTTTTTTAACATTAAAAAACTTTAATCCATAGAGTAAAGCTCCTATTGAAGCTCCCTCATCCCCACAGTGAGGAATGGGTTCATATTTAGGAAAATCTTTTTTTAAGAGAGTATTTATTACTATGTTTTCTGTAACCCCTCCACTCGCACAAATTTTGTCGTTTGCATTAAAATGTCTTTTTAAAAAATTTCTTATTTTTTTATACCAATAAAAATGTAGAGAAGTTACATAATTGTTACAATTTTCTAAATGACTTAATTCTGGAAACTTAGAAATAAATTCTTTTAATAATTTTAAATGTTGATCATGTGGTATAGGCCCTATTTTATCTGAATAATCTTTTCCAAAAGCAGATAAGGCCATACAATGCCCTGCCCAATTTTCGGAATGTTCTGGAATAGAGGCAACTTCTTCTTTTTTAATAAACCAAATATACCACAAATATTTTAAGGTAGTTGCTAAACTCTCCGTACTAAATATTTTCAATTTTTGTTTTAGTTGGTTTTTTTTAAAAACACTTAATATATCCTCTTGGCTACCTCGTTCATCGAACACTATAGAATTAAAATAGTTGGTGCTATAATGATGTGCTAAATGATGATCAATTAGAACTATTTCATTAAATTTTGGAATTTCTTGACCCATTAATTTTTCAAAAATTCTATCCGTATTTACCAGAACTATCTGTAAAACATCGTCTAAAGAATAGCCTAAATGATTTAAATACTTTATCCAAGAAGTTAGATCATTGTGATATTCGTGTTTTTTTCCAGTTAATCTTTCAAATTTTAAATATTTAAAATCTTTATTAATTATGTCATAGGTAGTAATACTACCATCGTGAACAAAAGTCTGAAGACCTACGATTATTTTTTTCACTCTATTTCTAAGCTGCTACTTCTATCCAAGTATTACTTGCACCTGTTACTACATTCGCCCATGGGGTTGATCTCATATTACCTAAAGAAACAGTAGCATTTAAGCCTGTTGGTATGACCACAGCAGTTCCAGTAGCTGTTGCTGTTCCATCAGTAAAGGCCATTGAAAGACCTGTTACTTCAGCCACTGCATTAGCGATAGCTGTTGCTGTTCCATCAGCAAACTGCATGGTCACTGCGGTAGGCTCTACTAAAGCATTACCAATAAAAGTCGGAGTACCAATTTCGGTGTCTATTTGCTCTCCTGTAGGGGTGTAAGCAGATTCAATTGTTGTTGTTCCTACCGAAGTATTAGATTGAGAACCTGTTAAACTGTAAGCAGATTCAATTGTTGTTGTTCCTAATGTTGAAGTAATTTCAACTCCCGCAGATATAGGAATTATTGATTCAGCTTCCGCAATAACTGAACCAATGGCGAAATCCATTTGGTCGGCAGGAGCGTTAACTGTGATATTTCCACCTGCTGCAATATCAGGAGTAGCGACAGCAGAGTTCGCTTGTAAACCTGTAACAGAAATTATTTGATCGGTAGAAAGAGAAACTGTTCCGACTGCTGTATTTGCTAATACAGTTGTAACTGGAGCATCAACACCTGTTCCCTCAATAACAGTAACCGTGCCAATGTTTGATGAAATTAAATTGCCAGTAATGGCAACATCTGGGCCAACACCTGATTGAGCAGTTCCTAAAGTTGTATTGGATTGAATACCTGTTAGTTCAACAGATAATCCTTCACTCCAAGCACCTTCACCCCAGGTGCCTCTTCCCCAACCAGTAATATTTGCCATGGTAAGGACTCCCTAGGATTAGGAAATCCTTAAAATAGCACTACTTGCATCGTTTGTTGGAAATTGAATTGTAAATGTTCCGTTTGTGGATGTCTTTACGCCACCAAAGTCTAACACTGCGATTGAAGCATTTGTATTCGCTGATGAAGTGTTGTAAATCAAAGCTGCTTGAGCTGAGATTGTTGCACTTGTAAATGATAAATCATCAAAGTCTACAAAAGCTGTTGATGCTGTTGCGTTAGTTTTGGTTAAGCTGACGTTTGCTCCTGCTAGAGTGCCCCCGCCTGCTGCGTATGTGCCTGAGTCACCGACTTCGTTTGTCGCTGAATAGGCTGATGTGTTTGCATCCAAAGTTGCAGAATCTGTAAAGAGAGCGA